CGCCTCTACATGCTGCGCGAAGAAACATTCCACAATTTGTTGAAGAGAGCGAAGGAGAGAGAAGATGCCTCTAAGTAACGTGATCACAGGTGCCGCGATGGCACCGCCAAGACTGCTAATTTATGGACCGCCGGGCGTGGGTAAGACGACGCTCGCGGCAGGCGCAGGCAAGGGCTGCATCTTTGTGCCGACCGAAGAGGGCGCGGATGTCGTCGGCGTCGATCGGTTCCCGCTGGCGCAGTCTGTCGCTGACGTAATGAAAGCGCTTGATGAGCTGCTGACGGAAAAGCACGACTACACCACGGTCACGATCGACAGTCTCGACTGGTTTGAGGCGCTGACCTGGCAACAGGTTTGCGATGACCACAAAATCCCAAGCGTAGAGGCATTGGGTTACGGCAAGGGATATGTCGAAAGTCTGACCCACCACCGCGCGATGCTCGGCAAACTCTCGCAGCTCAAGCGCGAGCGCGGCATGGCGTGCGTGTTGTTAGCGCACAGTCAGGTCAAGCGGTTTGAGGATCCGACGACCGAAGCGTTTGATCGCTTCGAGATCAAGCTGCATCGGCGTGCGAGCGACCTCTACACCGAGTTTGCTGATGTAGTCGGGTTTGCGCAGGCGCGCACGACGACCAAGGAAACCACCAGCAGCTTCGGCACAAAAAAGATCAAGGCCGTTGGCAGTGGCGAGCGCGTTTTGCGCGTGGCCTCGCGCCCCAATTTTGTAGCGAAAACTAGATACCAGATGCCCGACGAGCTGCCGCTCGAATGGAGCGCACTGATTTCTGCAATCACAGCACAACAGGAGAAGACAGATGGTTGAACTTAACTTTGACGTAGACGCGAGCGCGGTTGGCGACAGCTCGTTCGGCCCGATACCGGCAGGCAATTACGACGGCGAGATCGTGGCTGCGGACGTGCGCGTTTCTGGCGCTGGTCACAACTATCTCTCAGTCCAGGTGAAGATTGAGGGCAGGGGGTCTGTCTGGGACAACTTGAATCTGTGGCATCCGAGCGCCGGTGCCGTTGAGATCGCACAGCGCAAGCTCAACGAAATCGGTGTGGCGCTTGGTTTGGGCAACATCGGCGACACCGATCAGCTCGTCGCCAAGCGCGTGAAGGTGTCGGTCGGCTTTCAGAAGTCGGACCCAACTCGAAACGAAATCAAAACCTATTCGTCGCCCGCGTCGGCGGCGTCACCAGCGCAAGCAGTCCCTCCCTCTGCTGCTGCGCCAGCCCCACCACCGGCAGGCGGTGCTGCGCCTGCGTGGCGGGGCTAGTGCCTGGGGGCGCTGCGCTCATGTAGCGCCCCCATTTTTTTTCAGGGAGAATTGCGTTGGCAAAAATCGAGATTACAGACATCGACCCGGTGCTGGTTGCAGCAGATGAGGCGCTGGAGAAGCGCGAAGCTGCGCGCCCCCGGCGATTGCATCTGGGCATGTCGTCGGCTGGCCGGTGTGCGCGCGAGCAGTATTACAACTGGCTGTGGACTGGTGGCGAGCCGATTGCCGCGCGCGGCCTCAAAGCGATCGACGATGGTAACCGTGGCGAGGACGTGGTCGCCGCGCGGATACAGGCGGTTGATGAGATCCAGTTGATGACCACGGACCCAGAGACCGGGCGGCAGTGGGAAGTGACTGATGCCGGTGGGCATGTCCGCGGTCACATGGATGGGATTATCTATCATCACCCGACTGCGTCGGCGACGACGCACGTCTGGGAATGCAAGATTACGGCGGAAAAGAAGCTCAACGAGTTCCGCAAGATCAAGGCGCGCGACGGGTCGAAGGCCACGCTGCGCCAATGGAACTTCGTGTACTGGGTGCAGGCCCAGCTCTACATGCTCTACGGCGGATACACCCGGCACTGGTGCGTCGTTGCGTCAGCCGGTTGCCGTGACTGGGATGCGTGTCGCACTGAGTTAATGCGCGACGAGGCTGAGTTCTACGCCGAGCGCTTGCGCGACATGGTTGACCAGGTCGATGAGCTGCCGGCGCGTGTCAGCGAAAGTGCCAACGCATTTGCCTGCAAGTGGTGCGACTTTCGATCGATCTGCCACGAGGGTGCGCCGGTCGAGAAGAACTGCCGCACCTGTCGCCACGCGCGGCCCGTTGAGGGGCCGCAGTGGCATTGCACTTTGCATGACGAGCTGCTGTCGCCGGACAAGCAGGCGGTTGGCTGTGATCAGCAATCGCTGCGCGAGGTGCTGGCGTGAGAAACCCACGCGACTTCTATCCAACGCCGAGCAGCATCACAAAGGTGCTGCTGGAGAATTTGGGCTGGGAAGCGCAGCCGGTGTGGGAGCCGTGCTGCGGCGATGGTCGGCTGGGCTTAGAGCTGTGCTTCGCTGGCTACAACCCAATCATGCACGACATCGAGAGCGGCCACGATTTCTTTGATTGGCGTGAGGCTCAAGCACCTGCGCTGCTGACCAACCCGCCGTTCAAGGTGGTGCGCGAATTTATAGACCACGCCTTCGCGATTGGCGTTGAGCGCATGGCGCTTGTGTGTGCAGAACGAATATGGGCGTGCGGCAAGGGTCGTGAGCAATGGCAACGCCATCGCCCGTGCAGGTTCATCAACCTTGATTGGCGCGAGGACTATCTAGGCAAGGGCGGGTCGCCCGACCGCGCCTTGGCAATTTCAATCTGGGATACGCCGCACGCTGACACCTGCAACTACGAAGTCTGGAGCAGGACATGATCTGCCCCGACTGCGGTGAGCTGCGGCACGAAGGCGAGTGCGTGTCGCTGCGCTGCCCTGATTGCATGGGCGAGGGGCGCGTTGAGGAAGACTACGAGGTCGGCGGCTACTCACCCGATCGGTGGATGGAAATCCGCACGCGCATGGTCGAGTGCGAACGCTGCGGCGGCTGGGGCGAGTTGGAAGAGGACGAGTGAGCGCGCGCGCCCTGTGTTGGGTGTGCCTGCGCGCAGAAGGCGGCTTCGGCTACGACCCGGCGTTGCGGGGTGAGCAGGGGCCGATGCGCTGGTTCTGCTCGCGGGATCATCAACGGCTAAGCAGAAGGAGAGAGCTGATGGCTGACTGGAGTGAGAGAGAGAACGAGATCATCTGGGAAGGCGTGCGTTGCGGCGGCGAGTACCTCGACGAACTGGGCAAGTCTGACCTGGCGGTGCTGACGAAGGACGAGCTGGTGCAGTTCGCAAAGTGTTTGCTTCAGCGTGTGGTTGAGGAGCGGTTGATCGGTGTTGATCCGCTCGATGACGAGATCCCGTTCTGATGTATAGACTATGTAGTCAATCTGTCACTTACTTTGGAGCACGCAAAATGGATGAAATAGAAATCAAAGTCGATTGTGACGATGCACTCGCAGATGCAATTAGGCCGTTCGATTATCAATTTGATGGGACAAGCCGATTTGTTTTGCCAGAGTTTAAGGCACCTCCCCGCGATAAAAGTTGGAAAATCGGTTTGATTGTCGGGCCTTCTGGAAGCGGCAAAACGCAAATCTTGAAGAGGGATTACGGTGTCGCGAAACGAAAAAAATGGAATCCCAACAAAGCTATTGCCTCGCAAGTAGACAGCGCAAAACTTAGCGCGGTTGGCTTAAATTCTGTCCCGACATGGTGCCGCCCTTATCATGTTTTGAGCAACGGCGAGGCGTGGCGTGCGGATTTGGCTGCAATGATTAAAACAAATGTCGGTGTCGATGAGTTCACGAGCGTGATTGACCGTACCGTTGCAAAATCTTCCGCTCACGCAGTGCAACGGTACATTCGGTCGCAAGAGATGACCGGCGTTGTTTTTTCTACTTGTCACTACGACGTTGTTGAATGGCTGCAACCCGATTGGGTTTTTGACACGGCAAAGGCGCAGCTTGATGCGTCAAGGGGGTGTCTTCGACGACCATCAATTAACCTTGAAATTCACAAAACAACGAACAACTGGTGGGGATTATTTAGGCAGCATCATTATTTGAACGACGCGCTGAACAAATCGGCGCGATGTTTTTTAGGCTACCTCAATGGCAACCCGATTGTTTTTGGTTCAGCTCTCGCATTCCCCAACCAGCACTTCAAAAGCGCATGGCGCGAACATCGAACGGTAGTTTTGCCAGACTACCAAGGTCTGGGGATTGGCGTCAGGTTTGCCGACGCTATCGCAAAGCATTTTCGCAGCATGGGACACCGTTATTTCAGCAAAACGGCGCACCCGCGCATGGGCGAATACAGAGAACGATCAGAATTATGGAAGGCAACGTCTAAAAACAAGAAAGCGAGACTCGATTACATACCCGACCGCAACACAAAGGAGCGCGCTTATAAAGACGCGCACATTTACAGGGTGGCTTACAGCCACGAATTTATCGGTTGATGAACAATTTTGAACTATCTGCGCGCGAGCGGTTCGGTGAGCCTAACCGCCGCCTGTCTACGGCGAAGGAGATGCGGTTTGGCACGCATGGGAGCGTGTCAGTGAATGTAGAGACGGGAGACTTCTATGACTTTGAGCAGGAATCGGGCGGGAAGCTCGCTGAGATGGAGGTTGTGCCAGCGGCTAATGCGCCGCGACTTATCGTTCGCAAGTACGACTACATCGCTGAGAGCGGCGAGCTTGCATACCAGGTCGTGCGCTACATGCCGAAAACCTTTCGACAGCGACGACCTGATGGCTCCGGCGGCTGGAAGTGGAACCTCGATGATGTGCGGCTGGTGCCGTACCGTCTGCCTGACCTCAGATCGGCGACAGATGTTGTCATAGTTGAGGGTGAGAAGGACGCGGACGCGCTCGCTGATCTCGGTATATGTGCGACCACCAAGCCGATGGGTTCCGGCTCGTGGCCTGACGAGCTGACGCCCTACTTTGAGGGAAAGCGCGTCTGGATTGTGCCGGACAATGATGATGTGGGCCGCAAGACTGCCGATCGAACTGCTGCCGCGCTTGGCTCTGTCGCTGCCTCAGTGACTGTTGCTGACCTGTGCGCTGGCATGAGGGCGAAGGCTGACGTGTCGGACTGGCTCGCTGCTAATGATGCCGATGGCCTGATGCCTGCTCTGCGCTCGTTTGAGCCGCGTCTGCGCGTGGTGGCCTCTGGCTTTAGTGCCAACGACATGCGTGCAGTTGAGCCACGGCAGTGGCTCTACGGCAAACACCTCATACGCGGCTATGTGTCGGCGACCGTGTCGCCCGGTGGCGTTGGCAAGACCACGCTGGAGCTGATTGAGGCAATCGCCCTGGCAACTGCTCGTCCGCTGTTGGGTGTGCCGGTGCGTGAGCGGGTGCGGGTCTGGCACTATAATTTGGAAGATCCGCGCGATGAGCTGATGCGCCGTGTTTGGGCGATCTGTGAGCATTATTCTATCCCGCCGGTGGAGCTTGAGGGCTGGCTGTTTCTGGATTCGGGCCGCGACTGCAAGATGATTGTGGCCGAGCCGGTCGATGGCGTGGTGGTGCCTGCGGTGGCCGCTGAGCAGGTGATTGAGCAGATGCAGCGCTGGGACATTTCGGTACTGCAGGTCGATCCGCTGGTGAAGGCGCACTGGGCAGAAGAGAACGATAACAAGCAGATAGACGCCGTTCTTGATGTGTTTGCTGATATAGCCAAGCGCTGCGGTGCTGCGGTGGATCTCGTGCATCACACTCGCAAGCCGCCGAGTGGCTTTGTTGCTACTGCCGGCGACATCAACACCGCTCGTGGTGCCGGTGCATTGGCCGGGGCCGTGCGATCGGCTCGTACTATCACGCCTATGTCGGACAAGGAGTCGGAAGCCTTCAGCATACCGTTTGACCGCCGGGGCTGGTACATCCGCGTGGACGATGCAAAGGGCAACATGAGTGCGCCATCGAGCGAGGCCGTGTGGTGTGAGCGGCACACGGTAGAGCTGGCCCAGGGCGATTATGTGGGCGTTTTGGCACCGTGGTCGCCGCCTGATCCGTTTGACGAACTCGGCAGCGCTGCCGGACAACGAGTACTGGGACAGATCAATCAGGGGCTTCCTGACGGTCAGTTGTACATATTGATGAACCAACGCGGCACGACACGATGGGTAGGCTCGTTGCTCGAAGACGAGGGCGTCAGTGTTGGCGCATGTAAGTCGATACTGCGCACCTGGCTAAGAAACGGACTGCTGTTTGAAGCCGAATATACGAACCCGAAACGACGCAAGCCCGAGCGTGGATTGTTCGTCGATGCGACCAAGATGCCAAGCTCATCAGAGGTTGTATTTAATGAGTAAAAATCCCTCATTTGGTGTGTCTTCATCGGGGCGCACATCGGGGCGCAATCGGGGCGCAAATAGTGCGCCCGCCCGATTCTACCGTACTAGCTTGAAGCGCACGGGCGCACCAGTTGCATTGGGGCGCAACTGGGGCGCACGCGCACCCAAGCATTCATCAGATTGAGGCGCTGAAAAATGATCGACTTTGAGGTGGTGAAAAGGCTGGTTGGTGATGAGGCTGGGTTGAGAGAATTGTTCTTTGAGGCAGCAGTTGCTGAGAGGAAAATGCCGCGAGCATATGATCTGCGAGTTCGAGGATATTGGCCGCAGGTGCCGGCCGATCCGCACACGGCGTATGGGTATGGCGAGGTCGATGTGCGGCCGGGGCCAGCGTCGGTGGCAGAGATCCGATCGTGGGATATTGCGATCGAGCTGACGAAACTATTGACGGTCGAGGATGCGAAGCTGGTCTGGGCGGCTGCACACAGTGCCGTCAGGCGCGATAGGGGTCCAGCGTGGCGTCGGATAGCCGAAAAGCTGCACTGCCACCCAGAGACGGCTAGGAGGCGGTTTGAGCGTGCTATATTGGGGCTGTGGTACAAGATGTAGTAGGTTGAGGGGGCGTTACATACTAGGTGTTGACGGAGTAGGTGAAATCGAGTAGTTTGTGTGTAGAGTGTGGTTTTGTGTCCAAAACCGAGGTGCCGCCGCTGGGCGGCTTTTTTTGTGGGCGATCGATGGCAATCAAACTGACCAAGGCAAAGATGCACGCAGTCTGCGATGAATTAGCCAAAGGCAAGAGCCTGCGCTCTGTCTGCGATGGTGACGACAAGCTGCCGCATTGGGTGACTGTACTGCAGGCAGTGCAGCGTGATGAGGATCTGCATGAGCTGTATGTCCGCGCCAGGGCGATTGGTGCTGAAGTGTTGGCCGATGAGATGCATGACTTGGCGAGACAGCCATTGCCCGAAGGGCTGGACAACAAGGTAGCGAACGCTGAGGTGCAGCGTCGTCGGCTTGAGGTGGATACTTTGAAGTGGACATTCGCCCGGATGCAGCCGCGTGGTGTGCGACACAAGAAGGAAGATGTCGAGCAACAGACTGGCCCGGTCATGCTGGTGTGGGGTAACGAACCCGAGGCTGAGCCTGCGAAGACAGAGCCTGCCGAGGTGGTGAAGCTGGTGACGGACAAGGGCTGAGCAACCCGTTAGCGTTAGAACTTGTCAGTCATAGCGACACGCGCGCGACCTAACCCTAGCCAGGCACCCCCCCCAAACTAATTTTCGCATTTATAATGCGAGGGTCAGCGCAATGTTATCAATGACTTAGGTGGCCCAGTCGCACCACACACGCGAAAAATAATTTATTCGGCCGTGCTCGAGGTGTGCGATTTCCTGGGCGGACCCCCCCACCCCCCAAGAGAATTGCGCGCCCTCTATAGACGTATAATACGTCCAGAACTGAGGCTCAGCTTGTCTCTCTCTGCCTTTGTCTCCCAACCACACGGAAAAAAATGAGGAACTACGGCAAAGAGTACCGCAGCTACCACGCGAAACCTGAGCAAAAGAGGAACCGCGCCTCACGCAACAGCGCACGCCGATCGCTAATGGCGTCCAACCGCGTGCGCAAAGGCGATGGCAAGGATGTAGACCACAAAAACGGCAATCCACGCGATAATCGCCGCAAAAACCTGTCTGTCATGTCCCGC